GGGAGGGCTGGTTCAGAGATATCACGGGTTAGACTACACACCTAAGAAAAACGTTGCTTGTCTTTTAAATAAATTTGTAGAAACATATAATAGGATGGTGAAATAAATGACTACTGAACACAATCCATATCAATGGTATGAAGATTTAGAAACTGCAGTTAAACGTAAACATGAACAACAAGGTATAGAATTTAGAAGATACTTACATGAGCAAACAACCCTACCGCCAGAAGATTTAAAGATTGCATTAGAGACGCAAAAAATTTTGTCAAAAATTGGCCAGATCTATACAGAGGAAAATGAGAATGAGAAGGCCAAAGTAATAGCACAAGCTAAAGATGAAGCAGCAGCCAAGGCAGAGGAAGAAGCTAATAAGAAATTCGGAACAAAAAGTAAAAAGGAATTGGAAGAAAATGAAATACTGAAGCAGATGGTAAAAGATTTATTCTAGATAGGGGGGTATCCCCCTCCCACTAGGCGCTCGAGGGCTTCACGCCGTCACTGTACATTTTTTCTCGCGCCAAATCATCACAAAGAAAGGAGAACGGTTTGGTATTAAGAGGAGTTGACTATCTCAGAAGAAAATTGAATCTCTATCAGAGTAGGGTTAACCTGAGATATAAACATTATGCGATGCAGCATCATGAATCACCGTTAGGAATCACAATTCCTGCTCACATCCGTGTAAAATATAAATCTGTACTTGGATGGGCAACAAAAGGTGTTGATAGTCTTGCAGATCGTTTGATTTTCAGAGAATTTGCAAATGATGATTTTGACGTTATGGAGATCTTCAATCGCAATAATCCTGATATTTTTTTCGATAGTGCAATTTTGGCAGCATTAATAGGATCTTGCAGTTTTATCTACATTTCTAAAGGTGAAGATGAAGAGGTGAGATTACAAGTTATTGAAGCTAGTAACGCTACTGGGGTTATTGACCCTATTACAGGTTTGTTGCTAGAAGGATATGCTGTTCTAGCTCGTGATGATTATAATCAACCAACGCTTGAAGCGTATTTTGAACCAAATGCCACTCATTTCATCTCTAAAAATGGAACTCCGTATTCGGTATTGAATGAAACTGGTATTCCTTTACTTGTTCCAGTTATTCATAGACCTGATGCAGTTCGGCCTTTTGGACGTTCACGAATTACTAGGGCGGGAATGTATTATCAAAAATACGCTAAAAGAACTCTAGAACGGGCGGATATTACTGCCGAGTTCTATTCTTGGCCACAGAAATACATTATCGGACTAGATCCAGATGCTGAACCGTTAGAAAAGTGGAAAGCAACCGTTTCGAGTTTGTTAACTATTTCAGCTAGTGACAATGGTGAAAAACCAAGTATTGGACAATTTACTACGGCAAGTATGTCTCCATTCACAGAACAGTTGAGAACAGCTGCTGCTGGATTTGCTGGGGAAATGGGTTTGACCTTGGATGACCTTGGATTCGCTTCAGATAATCCGTCATCTGTGGAAGCTATCAAGGCTAGTCACGAGAATCTTCGTCTTGCTGGTCGAAAGGCTCAACGCTCACTAGGTGCTGGATTGTTAAATGTCGCTTACGTTGCAGCGTGTTTGCGTGATGAGTTTCGTTATGCTAGAAGCCAATTTGTAAGAACCACAGTCAAATGGGAACCATTGTTTGAAGCAGATGCGAATACGATGACTATGATTGGTGACGGTGCTGTGAAGTTAAATCAAGCATTACCTGGCTACATCAATGCGGAAACAATTCGTGATCTCACAGGTATTGCTGGAGATATGTCTGCTAAACCTGTTGTAGAGATTCCACAAACATCGTCTAGTTCTGAAACGGGAGTAGATAAACAGAAAAACAGGATTATTTCAACCTATGAAATCACATCTCTTTTAAGTAACTACCAAAAAGGTGTTTTATCGAAAGAAAATGGTATTTCTTTGTTAGTATCGACCGGAATCAACCCTACTGAAGCTGAAGAGATGCTGAATAGAACAAAAGTTTTGGAGAAAGTAGATGAATGATGAGATTGATGTACTACCTAAACTTCTGGAAGAAGTAAAAAATGAATTCGAGCTTGCTTATGGTGAAAGTGAGATTATTCGAAATGCTTTCGCTAAACTTAAAGCTAAAAAAGCAACATACAGAACCGCCAATGATTTCGCGATTGAGATTGGTGGAATTCTCTCTAAGGCGCTAGGAGCTTCTATAAGCGCTGACAAGTTACCAGATGGCAAGATGTATTACAATATCGCTCAACGCTTGCTGACGGACGTGCTAGGACGAAATTACGAGCTTGTGAGTGGTTATGCTAGTGATGTCCAGAAGAATTTGAACGATAAAGCCAAAATCGGTCTCAAAGTTCAAGTTCCTGAACTAAATAAGGACCGAATAGCTGGCATTGTCAATCGCTTTTCATCTGAGGATAATTTCGAGGATGTCAGTTGGTTGCTAGATGAACCTATTGTGAACTTCACACAGTCTATTATTGATGATAGCATTCGTGAGAATGCGGAGTTTCATCATAAAGCTGGCTTACAACCAGAGATTGTCAGAACATCTTATTTTCATTGTTGTGAATGGTGTCAAGAAGTCGAGGGGAATTATAAATATCCACGAGTCCCAAAGAATGTTTTTAGAAGGCATCAGCATTGTCGTTGTATTGTAGATTATGATCCTAAAAACGGAAAAGTTCAGGATATTTGGAATAAAATTTGGAGAAAAAAAGATGAAAATGTTAAAATAGAAGTAAGAAAAGACATAAACAAAGATTTGCAAATGAGTGAAGTGAGAAAGCTAGCACTTCAAAACGGAATTCTTTCAAATCCTATTAAGAAAAGTCGAAAAAAATTAACTGAGGAACAAATTATTGAAGCTGTCGGTGGTGGAGATAGGACTAGAGGGTCATGTTCGTCAGCGGCATTTGCTTACATAGGAAATAAAGCTGGATATACTGTTCTAGACTTCAGAGGTGGTGAAAGTTGCGACTTCTTTTCTAGAGATAGTAGAATTAAAATGATTGGAAATCTTCCTGGAGTTCAAACACATGTGGTCAAAAACACTAATGATTTTACTGCGGTAAAAGAATTGTTAGGGAAAGTAGAAAGTGGAAATGAATACTACTTAGCAACAGGTAGGCATGCAGCTATTGTAAGAAAAAATGAAGGTCGTTTTGAGTATTTGGAACTTCAATCAAGAACGTTAAATGGCTTTAAACCATTCAATAACATTGTTCTGAAAGAAAGGTTTAAAGCTCAGAAGTCTCATAGTGTTGGTAGGACAAAATATGATGCGAATAGCTATCTTATTGATGTGAATTCACTGAAAGACAATCCTGAATTTCACAAGATATTGAGTTTTATCAATACAGCAGATTCTCAACAAATGAAAGGGGCTGAGGGACATGAAAAATGATTATGATGAAGTGAACTGGTCCGATTATTGTTATAAAGAAAATGATGGCGATAAAACCTGGTGGGTTGATACAGCGTGGTTTGCTAGAGGCTTGATGCTGATCACATTTGACAAGAAAAAATTTTATAACCTTTTTGAAGATTATCCGCACAATATGACCTCAGAAGAGATTGAGATTTTTGATAAAGAAAATCCATTTTGGGCTGATTTTTTATCGGACAGAAAATAATGATTTTTAGCACTCGTAAGGGTGCTTTTATTGTGCTTTGGTTTAGGAGGTGATCCGATATCTCCCAGCGATAGGGTTATCATGCGATGACGATTGAAAGGAAATTAGAATGGCGAGGAAGAAGAAACTTGGCAATCAGAATCCTACTCAATCGGTGATTTTAAAATACGTCAAGAAAAATTCAAGAGCTAAGGAAGCGATTGAACTTTACGAGCGGACTGGTCTTTCTTGTTATGCCTGGCAGAAAAATCTTTTGTTACCGATGATGGCCATTGATAAAAATGGACTTTGGGTGCATCAGAAGTTTGGCTATTCAATTCCACGTCGTAATGGTAAATCAGAAATCCTCTATATTTTTGAAATTTGGGGGCTGCATAAAGGATTAAATATCCTACATACTGCCCACAGAATTTCTACCTCTCATGCCTCTTTTGAGAAGGTGAAACGATACCTTGAGAAAATGGGGTATGTAGATGGTGAGGATTTTAACTCCATTCGAGCTAAGGGACAAGAAAGAATTGAGCTATATTCAACAGGTGGTGTTGTCCAATTCCGTACCAGAACATCAAATGGTGGTCTTGGTGAAGGATTTGATATGCTGATCATTGACGAGGCTCAGGAGTACACGACCGAGCAAGAATCTGCTTTGAAATACACGGTTACGGATAGTGAAAATCCTATCACAATCATGTGTGGAACACCTCCGACACCAGTTTCAAGTGGTACGGTCTTTACTAAATACCGTGAGACTTGTCTTTTTGGAAAAGGGAAGTATTCTGGCTGGGCTGAGTGGTCTGTTTCTGATGAAAAGGAGATTGACGATGTTGAATCATGGTACAATTCAAATCCATCGATGGGTTACCATTTAAATGAGCGTAAGATTGAAGCAGAGCTTGGTGAGGATAAGTTGGACCATAATATCCAGCGTTTGGGATTCTGGCCAACATACAATCAGAAATCTGCTATTTCTGAAACTGAGTGGAATGAACTCAAGGTGGATGATGTCCCAGAGTTATCTGGAAAGTTATCTGTTGGGATTAAGTACGGCCAAGATGGAACGAATGTGGCGATGAGTATTGCTGCACGTACCAAAGATGGTCGATTCTTTGTTGAAACCGTCGATTGTCAATCCGTTCGTAATGGGAATGAGTGGATGGTAGCTTTTCTACGACAAGCTGATGTAGCTCAGATTGTTGTGGATGGTGCAAGTGGTCAAAAGATCCTGGACGAAGAGTTGAAAGATTACAGAATTAAGAATGTGATTCTTCCTACGGTGAAAGAAATCATCGTAGCAAATTCTCTTTGGGAACAAGGTATCTACCAGAAAACCATCTGTCACTCTGGCCAACCATCATTGACTAAAGTAGCCACTAACTGCGATAAGCGGAATATTGGTTCAAATGGTGGATTTGGATATCGATCGCATTTTGAAGATATGGATATTTCTTTGATGGATAGCGCTCTGCTTGCGCATTGGGCTTGTGCTACGACTAAACCTAAGAAAAAGCAAAAGATTAGTTATTAAAATAAGCGGTCAGGTGACTGCTTTTTTTGATGCCAAAAAAATTACCGAACTGCCGGGGAAGCAGGAGAAAGGAGACATGAGAATGTCAGAATTTAAACCAATCACTACACAAGAAGAATTTGATGCTGCTATTAAAGGGCGCTTGTCTCGAGAAAAAGAGAAGTATGGCGACTACGATCAGCTCAAGACCCGTGTTGCAGAATTGGAAGAAGAAAATGTTGGCTTGAAGTCAACAATTGAAGCTAGTAATCAAAGTAAGGAAGATTCAGATAAGCAACTTGAAGAATTGCAGAATAAAATCGCTGGTTATGAGACGGCTAGTCTGCGAACTCGCATTGCATTGAAACATGGGCTACCTTACGACCTTGCAGATCGTTTGCAGGGAAATGATGAAGAAAGCTTTGAAGCGGATGCAGAGCGTTTGGCTGGATTTATCAAACCAGCAACTAAAGTAGCGCCTGTTAGATCAACAGAACCTGTTTTAGAAAAAACAGAAAATACATTGTATAAAAACCTAATTCAAGGTTTAGAGATTGAAGAATAAAGGAGAAATCATATGACAGATCAACTATCAAGAGGAACATTATTTGACCCAATGCTTGTGACAGACCTTATCAACAAAGTTAAGGGGCACAGCTCACTTGCTAAATTATCTAATCAACAAGCGATTCCTTTCAATGGATTGAAAGAATTCACATTCTCGTTAGATGCTGATGTAGACATCGTTGCAGAAAACGGGAAGAAAACGCATGGTGGTGCAAGTCTAGAACCTGTAACTATTGTGCCTATTAAAATCGAGTATGGCGCTCGTGTATCTGATGAGTTCATTTTTGCATCAGAAGAGACTAAAATCGACATTTTGAAGTCATTTAATGAAGGGTTTGCTAATAAAGTAGCTCGTGGTATTGATATCATGGCCTTCCATGGTGTAAATCCACGTACTAAACAAGAATCCTCTGTTATTGGGGATAACTGTTTTGACAAGGCGGTCACTCAGACAGTTAACTTTACAACAAGCGATCCAGATACTAATGTCGAAGATGCAGTTAAAATGATTCAAGGAGCTGACAATATCGTTAGCGGTATGGCTATTGACACTACATTTGCAAGTGCACTAGCTAGTATGAAGAACTCAGCTAATGAGCGCCTATACCCTGAATTGGCATGGGGAGCAAATCCAGGGGCCATCAATGGTCTACCTGTAGATGTGAATACTACAGTTGGTCTTAATGTTGGAACCAACAAGGATGTTGCTATTGTTGGTGACTTTGCTAACATGGTTAAATGGGGATATGCTAAGCAGATTCCACTAGAAGTCATTCAATATGGTGATCCAGATAATTCTGGAAAAGACTTGAAAGGTTATAACCAAGTATATCTTCGTTCAGAAATCTATCTCGGATGGGGAATTTTGGACAAAAACAGCTTTGCTCGTGTTGTGAAAGCGGGGTAGTATATGGAATACATTAATGTAAAAACAGGGACCACTATCGTTACTGAAAATGAAATTAGTGGAGGTGATTGGGTTCCGATTGGAGAATACAAGCCCTTGGACACATTAACTAACGCAGCATTGAAAGAAATCCTTGATGACAAAGGGATTACTTATGATAGCCGTGCAACGAAAACAGAATTGATTTCACTAATTGAACAAACTAATACTGATGCCCAGTAGTGGTTTAATTGGAGGTAGAAATGGAAAACTTTGCAACAGTAGAAGATGTTCAAACATTGTGGAGAACATTGAAATTCGATGAGAAAGAACGAGCCGAAGCACTGTTGGAAGTTGTTTCTCATTCTCTTCGTGTTGAAGCTAAAAAAGTTGGTAAAGATTTAGATGGGTTAGTGTCAACTGACCCATCATTTGCTTCAGTAGTCAAGTCTGTTACGGTAGATGTAGTAGCCCGTACCTTGATGACCTCAACAAACCAGGAGCCGATGACTCAATTTTCTGAGAGTGCCCTAGGCTATTCAGTGAGTGGCTCTTATCTAGTTCCTGGTGGAGGTCTCTTCATTAAAGACTCAGAATTGAAACGTCTCGGTCTTAAGAAACAAAGATATGGGGTGATTGATATTTATGGGACAGATTAAAGGAATTACTGTAACTTTGATTGGAAAAACCAAGTCAGGTAAAGATGACTTTGGACATACTATTTATGAAAATTCAGAAATTCAAATAGATAATGTTCTGGTTGTTCCATCTTCAACAGAAGATATCACAAATCAGCTTAATTTGACGGGGAAAAAAGCTGCTTATACGCTAGGTATCCCAAAAGATGATCAGAACGAATGGGAGGACCGTGAAGTTCGTTTCTTTGGACGTAAATGGCGCACGATTGGCATACCTCTAGAAGGTATCGAAGCAATGATGCCATTAGACTGGAATAAGAAAGTTATGGTCGAGACTTATGAGTAAAATGAAATTCGAATTAAATTCATCTGGAGTGTCAGAACTTCTTCGTTCTGCTGAAATGCAGAATCTCTTGAGAGAAAAAGGGAAAGAAGTTGCAGATCGAGCTGGAGAAGGTTTTGAATTGACTGTATCACCTGGTCAAAAACGTGCAAATGCCACAATTAGTACAACAAATGTCAAAAGCAGAAAGAAAAATGCTAAAGATAATACATTGTTAAAGGCTTTAAGATGATTGAAAAAATTGTAAAAAAATACTTAGACGAACAATTAGATGTTCCGACTTATTTTGAGCATGACGTTAACATGCCTGAGACATTTGTAATCATTCAAAAAACTGGAGGTGGAGGGAACAATTATGTTCACTCTGCCACTTTTGCTTTTCAAAGTTATGCACCATCACTTCAAAAAGCTGCTGAATTAAACGAAATTGTAAAAAATGCAATTGAAAATATAATCACAGTAAATGAAATCAGTGGTGTTCATCATAATAGTGATTACAATTTTACAGATACCGAAACGAAAAAATATCGTTATCAAGCGGTATATGATTTAAATTATTTTTAATTAAAGGAGAATGGAATGAGTCCACAAACAGAAGAAACAGGAACAGGAGTAAGACAAATGAATAAACCATCATCCGCAAACGTAACCGCTGCTAAACCTAATATTAGTGGAGCAGTATCTAGTGCACCATTAGGAACAACTCTTCCTACTAATGCAAAAGATGCTCTCCATGCAGCTTTTGAAACATTAGGATTTATTTCCGAAGATGGCTTGACGAACGAAAACTCACCAGAAAGCGGAGAAGTTAAAGCATGGGGTGGTCAGACAGTTCTTTCATCTCAGACAGATAAAAAAGATACATTCAAATTCAAATTGATTGAAGGTTTGAACATTGCTGTATTAAAAGAAGTTTATGGTGAAGCTAATGTAACCGGAACACTTGCAACTGGTATTACAGTTAAAGCAAATGCCAGTGAATTACCTGAGCATATTCTTGTTATTGATATGATCTTGAAGAATGGTTCTGTGAAGCGTATCGTTATTCCTCGTGGTAAAGTTAGTGAGATTGGTGAAATTGGGTATAAAGACGGTGAACCAGTTGGATATGAATTAACAATCACAGCATTGCCTGACAATGAAGGAAACAACCACTACGAATATATTCAAGGAGCATAATATATGGCTAAAACAGTAAAAGGAAAAACACCATCGGGTTTCAAATTTGAAATCAGTGAGCGACGTTTAAATAACTACGAACTTCTCGAACTAATTGGGGAAGTAGATGAAGGGAATGGACAAGCTTTTCCTAAAGTTCTAAAACTTCTTTTTGGAGATGAACAAGCTAAGGCTTTCAAAGATCACCTTCGAGAAGAAGATGGTATCGTTCCAACTGAAAAGATTTCAGAAGAATTGAAATCTGTATTTGAAACTATTCGTGAAGTAAAAAAATCGTAGTCCTTGCACAGATGATAAGACAAGATGAAGATGCTCTTATCTGTGATCTTGCAGAAACTTATCGGATATACGACTATAGACAGCTACCTCTTCTACAGGTAGCTGTTTTTGCATATGGCTTAAGAGATGATAGCAGAATAAAAAAAATTATCTCAAACCAGGTTGTATCATTAGATACATTGCTTTTTGCAAGTATGGTAGATAGATTATCTCTTTCTTTGTGGCTACAGACTAAAGATGGTCAAAAGGGAGCAAATCGTCCAAACTCAATCGTAGATCAACTGACTAATAGAGAAGAAAAAGACGAAAAAGACTATCTTGTATTTAAATCTGGTGAGGACTTTGAAAATTATCGTAAAAAATTACTAACTAAAATGGGAGGTGAGGAATAATTGGCAACAGAATTAGGTAAAGCCTATGTACAGATCATTCCGTCCGCAAAAGGAATTAGCGGAATGATTCAAAAAGAAATGGGTGGAGAAGTTGCTTCAGCTGGTGTTAGTGCAGGTGAATCCCTCGGTTCTAAAATGGTTGGTGCTTTAAAAGCTGTAGTTGTAGCTGCTGGAATTGGGAAAGTAATTGGTTCAGCATTAAGTGAAGGTGCAGCTCTTCAACAATCACTTGGTGGTATTGAAACACTTTTTAAAGATTCCGCAGATAAAGTTAAAGGTTTTGCAAATGAAGCCTATAAAACTACAGGTTTGTCCGCAAATAAGTACATGGAGAATGTGACAGGATTCTCAGCAAGTCTATTGCAATCTTTAGGCGGTGACACGAATAAAGCAGCAGAGACTGCAAATATGGCGATGATTGATATGTCTGATAATGCTAACAAGATGGGGACATCAATGGAAAGTATTCAAATGGCATATCAAGGATTTGCGAAGCAAAACTACACAATGCTGGACAATCTTAAGCTTGGGTATGGTGGTACAAAACAAGAAATGCAACGGCTATTAGCTGATGCAGAAAAATTGACTGGTGTTAAGTATGATATTAACAACCTTTCAGATGTTTATAGTGCCATCCATGCTATCCAGGAAAATCTAGATATTACCGGAACAACAGCTAAAGAAGCAGCATCGACATTTACTGGTTCATTTGAATCCATGAAGGCAGCAGCTCAAAATGTTCTCGGTAAGCTAGCTATTGGTGAAAATATTCTGCCATCTCTTAGAGCTCTAGTTGATACAACATCAACTTTCTTATTTAACAATTTCTTGCCTATGCTAGGAAATGTATTTTCAGGACTTGGTGTTGTGTTATCAGAAGGTATTAGCAATGTTGTATCTCAGATTTTTGGTGAATCCATCGGAAATGCAGTGAATAGTCAACTATCGAGGGTAGTAGGAATCTTTCAAACTTTTTTTGATATGATTTTCGGATCCTTGAATAGAGAAGACAATATCGATATTTTGGAAGCTTTAGGCTTTTCTAAAAGTGCTGCAAATCAAATTGTCAATATTGCAGAAAATATACGTATTACAATTGTAAATATAGGTTCTGCCATAGGAGATATTTTAGGAATCGCAGGAGAATTTGTCAGTGAGTTGTTAGGTATCGAAAGTGGCGAGCAGGGAGTAAATCTTCTTGGTACAGCTTTTGAATTGCTATCATCTGCTTTAAAAAATGTATCATCATTCATTAAAGAAATTACAAACTTCTTTAAAGAGAATCAAGCAGCAGCGGATTTACTTAAAACAGCAATAGTTGCATTAGGTGTCGGAATACCAGTAGTCAAATTTGCGACATTCATAGCAGGTCTAGGAGGGATTCCAGGAATATTTGCAATCATTCAAACAGCTATTACAGGATTTGCAGCATCAGCTACAGCTGCTATTTCATCAATTCCTATCGTAGGATGGATTGCAGCTGCAGTTGCTGCACTAGCTTGGTTCTTCACTCAAACAGAAACAGGTAAGGCAATCTTCCAGGATTTTATGGCGTGGTTATCTAATTTATGGGAATCAATTGCACCTGGACTAACTGAAGTTTGGAATAATATAGTTACAGCTGCAACCACCGCATGGAATGCTTTGGTTGAGTTTGTAACCCCAATTGTTCAAGAAGTAGCCTCATTTATCAAGACGGTTTGGGATAAAATTTCCACTTGGTGGTCTGAAAATCAAGGGTTGATTCAGCAGACTTTTGAAACTGTATGGAACACAATCCAGACGGTAATTCAAACTGTTATGCCTATCATCCAATCCATTATTGAAACAGCAATGAACATCCTTGCTCCTTTTATTGAGACAACATGGAACAATATCTGTACAGTTGTTACTACTGTTTGGGAGTTGATTAAGATTGCTATTCAGACAGCTATGGATGTCATCGGTGGAATCATAAAAGCTGTGATGCAGGTTATTAATGGAGATTGGAGTGGCGCTTGGGAATCTATCAAAGGAGTTGGAGAGGCAATTTGGAACGGGTTGTCTGCTGCAGGTAAGGCTATCTTTGATGGCTTTGCGCAGATTCTGTCTAATATTTGGAACACAATATCAAATGTAGCAAGTTCTGCTTGGGGAACACTCAAATCGACAGTCCTTGGACTAATTAATGGGCTTGTTAATGGCGCTCAAACAGCGTGGAATACCATGAAGCAAGCTGTAAGCAGTCTAGTGTCAAATGTAACAAGTATTTTTAATGGAATAAAAAATATCAATCTTTGGTCAGCTGGTAAAGCAATCTTAGATGGATTCTTAGGCGGATTGAAATCGGCCTGGACTAGCGTTACGGATTTTGTCGGTGGAATCGCTGGATGGATTGCTGACCATAAAGGGCCTATTGAGTATGACCGTAAGCTCTTGATTCCTGCTGGTAATGCAATTATGCAAGGTTTGGACAAAGGATTGCAAGATAGATTCAGAGATGTTAAAAACACCGTTAGCAGCATGGCTGGAGAAATTTCTGATGTATTTTCAGGAGATAACCTGGATCTAAATTCAACTTCATCTGTTTCAAAGAATCTTGAAGCACAATTATCTATGCCATCTGCCAAGCTTGAAGTAAAAGAGGACAAAACAGTGTCTGAGATAGCGAATCTGAGAGCAAGTATGGAAGATATCCTTACTGCTATCCTTGAAAAAACAACAGATACTTATCTGGACGGTGAGAAAATTTCATGGAACAGCTATCAAAGACAAGGCGCATTCTTTGCAAGGGAGGGAATTTAATGGATTATATGATTATCAATGGCTTTAATACATCTACCCTCCCAGATTGTACTGTGACTGATTTTGGGGAAGTATCAGGAGCAGAACCAAGAGGTGAAGTAGCTTCGCTTCATGGAGTAAATGGTTCATATCGCATACTGGATGGCTCTTATAAAAGTTACGAAAGAACTTTTAAATTCCACATCAAGAAATTAATTGATATTTCAGTTATAGTTGATAAATTTCAACCGAATGATAACATTCTTGAATTTAGTTATCATCCTGAGTCAGTTTTTTACGCAAACTACTTGACAGCAACTTACAAACCCGCTGGAAACCATGCATGGGAACTCACTATTAAGTTGACGATGCAACCATTTAGATATCAGAAAAATGTGAATCCAGAAGTATTTACTGAACCTGGAACAATTACGAATCCTGGCACAGTATATTCAGAGCCTATTATTGAAGTTGAAGGAGACGGAGATGTTTCGATTACTGTTGGTAATAAAACAATGTATCTATCACTAAAAAATAAGGCAACAATAGACTGTCGACAAGGGAAACAAAATATCTATAATGCTGCAGGTTCTATACAAAATACTCTTCGAAAACGAGGTGGTTTCTTAGAAATTCCTACCGGTAGAACAGGTATCACATATACTGGAAATGTTCGTAAGTTGACGATTAGACCACACTGGAGGTACAAAATTTGATTTATTTAACAAATGGGAATATTCCTCTAAATGCAGCTGATAATGACAAGATTGTCCAAGAAGCAAATAGCACTTATCAGTTGTCTTTTCGTTTTCCTACGTCTGATCCATTGTGGGAACAATTAAGAGAAGAAACGAAGCTTACAGCAGACGACCTTCATGGTGAACAAGATTTCATAATCTTTGAGGTAGAGAAGAAAAATGGGTTCATCCAAGTATATGCAAACCAGGTAATGACTCTACTAAATAATTATGTTATTGGTCCGCTTGCTCTTGATCGTGTATCAGGCTCAACTGCTTTGAGCCAGTTTGCTGGAAGTATCACAAGAGAAAATCCATTTTCTTTTTTCTCTGATATTGATGATCGCCATACTTTTAATACTGACAGTATTAATGCGATGGTTGCATTCACAAAAGACAAGCACTCTATATTAGGACAATGGGGCGGAGACTTGGTTCGCCATGGATATCAAGTCAAATTGTTAAAAAATGGCGGTTCTGAGAATGAATCGCTTTTTATGTACAAGAAAAACCTATCCACTTATCAACATAAGACATCTACTAAGTCTTTGAAAACACGTATTACGTTTACGACGACTGTCAAAGGCGAGGGAGAGAATGCCAATGATAAGCATTATAAAGTGGTTGTCGATAGTCCATTAATCAATAAATACAGTCAGATTTATGAGGATGTTGTAGAAGTCAACGACCAAGATGTTAAGGATGAAGCAAGCCTCAGAGAGTATGGCAAGCAGTATTTTAGAACTAGCCTATGCGATCTCATGGAAGATAGCATTGAGATTGATGTTGTGGGTAGAAGTGATGTACCTGTCCAGATGTTCGATATAGTAGGTATCTACCATGAAACATTTGATTTGGATGTAAGGAAAAAAATCACTAAGTACACCTACTCACCAATGGCTAAGAAATTGAAGTCTATTGGTTTCGGTAAGTTTCAATCAGGTCTTGCGCATGCGATTGGAAATGTGGTAAGCGATGCCTTTAAAAGCGAAAACCAGCATTTCCAAAGTAATTTTGAAAGACAACTAGCAAGAGAGCTTAAAAATGCTGACCTTGCTTTTGACCGAAAAAAAGAAGAACTAACCAATCAATTCACAGATGAAGTGAATGCCATCAAAGCTAAAGCAGAGGAAAACAAGCGTGCTTTATCAGATGAAATAGACAGACGATTCCACGATTTCAGCCCAGAAGGATTTGATGAAGCCAAGACAAAAGCAGAAGAAGCTTTGAAGAAGGCTAGTTCGAGTGCTGAATTAGCAGATGAAGCAAAGCATATCGCAGACCAAAACCAAATCACATTTGCTTCAATGGCTGATAGAGTTAACAAGCAAGAAAATAAACTTACTGAATACAAGCAAGATACGGAAGGAAGATTTGCTAGTATTGCAAGTCAAGTGTCTGGCAAAGCCAATCAAACAGAATTTCAACGTGTAAGAGAAACAAGTCAACTATACGAGCGAATTTTAGGTAGTTCAGAGAGCGACATTTCGAGAAATGCTTCACGTTTAGTCATGAGCGACCAAAGATTTCAGACTGAAGTTAACGACCTTGTGGTTAGTGATAACAACTTGATAGTGAATTCTGAAACGCTTGATAAAAACACTATTGTCAATCGTAAAAATGGTTTAATTATTGAACCTCAAAACGGTATATTCACTATTAATGCTCAAGGATTGACTGGCTATAATTGGGGCGGGTTCACGTTACCTATTTACGTTCCTAAAATCTTAAAAGGCGAAGTGTACACGCTAGGGTTTAAATATAAAATCAGGCGACAACTAGACCATGAATTTGTGGTAGTTATTAAAAATCACGCTAGAAATAAAGCGGTTTTAACAAAAATTGTTGCCAATCCACAAACATCCGTTTCTAGTGGTTGGCAAGAATTTCAAGGTACGTTCAAAATGACAGAAGACCTTGACTTTGACCAAGTGGGGAACTTCCCTATCTACTTCTATCTTGTAAAGAATGGCTGGGTTGAAATCAAAGAGCCTATGCTTGTAAGAGGCCCGAGAACTGGTAGTTTTAAGCCTAGTCAATTTGACGAAGCCTACCGAAACGTTGAAGCAACACGAACAGAAGTTACACAAAAGTTAGCTGAGTATAAAGAAACCTCTGATGGTCGTTTTGCTACAATTTCTAGTCAAATAAATGGCAAAGCTAACCAGAGCGATTTCCAGCGTGTAAAAGAGACAAGTCAGCTATATGAGAGGATTTTAGGTACGACTGAGCAAGGCGTGGCAGATAACGCTTCAAGGCTTGTTATGTCTAGTCAAATTTTTCAGACTGAAGTCAAAAAAATCACTGAAAGTAGTTATAATCTTGTATTTGACCCTACTAACTTTAGCAAGTGGGCCAAGAAACAAGCAGAAGCCAATGTTATCGAAGTTCAAGCCGGAACTAAGTTACTACGGATTACAAATACTGGTAAGACCAATGCAGTCTATCATGGTTTCGCACTATCTCTTACTACATCTACATTTACTGAGGGTGAAAAGCTTAGCTATCGCATGCAAGCATGGGTGGATGTGTTACCAGATGCCCCTCTCGGTATCGAACTGTGGGCAGAAGATGGCGGTGTAATTGCATCTGATAGAGTCACCTTCACAAAAACTGGTATTCAAATCATCACAGGTACGATGACCGTTAAGAAATCATCGACTAAAGGAAGAGAATTCCCTCTTGAAATTTGGCTGATGAAGAACGGACAAGTCGCAATTGGTCAGGTATCGCTTATTCGTGGTGAAACACCTCCAAATGAATTCAAGGATGATACATCGGCACAAGATGTAGTCACACAATCGAAAGTGACTCAACTTTTTGATTCATACGCTATACAAACGCTGACGAATGCTGGTGCTATTGCTTCACAAATCAATCTGAATAGCAATAACATTCTGATTGAAGCTGCTAAAATCCGTCTAAAAGGTAGAACGCTACTAGATGAAATCACAGCCATAGATGGTTATTTCAAACGATTGTTTGTGGGCGATGCACGGATTGGAACATTGAACACTGACATCATTCGCTCGAATTCGATTGCAGCAGACAAGCTGATATTTGATACTGCTCTAGCTAAGAAGCTTGTAGCTAGTGATGTATTCACTGATACTTTAGCAGCTAAAACTGCATTCATCAACAAACTACGCTCCGTTGTAGTCTCTGCAACATTTCTTGAAGGTTATAAGGGTAAAATCGGAGGATTCCAAATCGGGACTCATGATAAAGACCCAACAACATTCTGGATAACAGGAAGTAATAGCTTTCGTGTTGGTATGTCCGACGGTGGATGGAGAGTTAAACAAACAGCCTTGTGGGTCAATTGGGGCAACAACTGGGATAAACCAGGAAATTATGCCTGGTTTGTCAATAGCGATGGCGAGATGCATTGTTATAACAAAGCGCAATTTTGGAATGTCCCTCGCGTTCACGGCAATCTTGAAGTCACTGGTAATATTTTTTATTTCATTGATAGAGAGAAAAATAAAGTTGGATACTATCTGCACTCTGATACGTTTACAAGAATTCAGGAGAACGCTGGATATGCCTATCTATATAGACAATCAGGAGGATATGCTTGGGTTTCTTTGAACAAAGATATTTCAGACCGTAGATACAAGACCAACATTCAAGACAGTCAGGTATCAGCGCTCGATGTTATCGAGAAGTTGAAAACTTACAGCTATCGCAAAGAATACGATGACAAGATTGAAGATATTTCATGCGGTATCATGGCGCAAGATGTACAGAAGTACGCTCCTGAAGCATTTTTGGAAAATCCAGATGGCGCTTATTCTTATAACACATTCGCACTTGTGCCTTATCTCATCAAGGCTATTCAAGAACTTAACCAAAAAGTAGAAAGGTTGGAAACAACAACATGAACGAACAAGACAAGCAGATTAGCAGTCTAACAATTAAATCATTAAGCGAACGAGTCGGCAACGAAGCAACTCAGTCAGCTACGCTAGAAGCTCTATACACAGTTACAGCTATGGAGCTCGAACAAATCAAAAACATCATCAATTCAAATGAAGAACTGAAAGCAAAATTTGAACAAGTGAAAGGACAAACGATAAATGGCAATTAACAACTACACCCTAGCAACTAAACCTTATACTCGTGGTTTTGGTGACCAAACCAAAACAGTTGTAGAAATTCGCTTGCAAGATGGCAACCGTTACAGCACCAATCAACGTGAATTGGTAGGCGATCGCACGCAAGACCAAGAAGATGTACTCATTCAAGCAGTATTGGATATGGTGAAATCTGAATTAGATCCAGGTTCTGCAATCGTACAAGCCCAATCTAAAATCGAGCAAGCTGAACAGAAGCTTACTGAGACAGAAACCAAGCAGAATCAACTGCTTGAAATCACTGAGAAAATCAATAAGGTAGTTCGTGTTATGGCTCAAGATTCCATCATGGGTGAGAAAATCGCTTACGGTACAACATACAAAGAACTTGTAGAACTCTTTCCTCTTGTTAAAACTGGTGAGAGCTACGCTCCTGGTTCTATGTTTGCAATCGAAGACCCTGAACACGTTGAATTGAACGGGGAAGGCAAGCGCATCCTTATTCAAACTAATCAACAATTCATCTACCAAGGCGAATCACTCAAACAACTTGAAGGCGCACCATCCCGAAATGGAATTCTAGCCATTTGGAAATGGGATGCTCCTAAACCAGAGAAACCATCTAGCGAGCTAGACACACAACCAGTATCACGTTAAAGAGGTGGGTTTATGCAAGATTTTATGTGGGGAGAGCTAGTTGGCCATCTTAGGAACCTATCTCACAGCCCTTACATCCATATCTTCTTCTGGTTAATGGTTTTAGACATCGTTACTGGCTATGTTAAAGCTTTTAAAACAAAGCGTTTTGACAGTAAGATTGGCACGATGGGATTGATTCGTCATTTCGTTGTATTCGTGGTCATTATGCTTGTAGCGATGTATTCAAGAGCGCTAGGAATCAGAACATTTGGTATTGGTTGGACAATGTTCTTTATTATCAACTATCTAGGCTCTGTACTTGAGAATTGGGAAGCGATTGGTTGGGCATTCCCAGAGTTTTTGAAACCATACATCAACCAAATTAAGAAGGATAACGCTAAAAAAATAGGGCAGTTATTGGTCAATATCGACCAAAAAGACCAAGTAGAAGTTGAAATAAAGGAGAAAGAAAATGAATAAAATCAACTGGAAATTACGTTTGCAAAATAAAGTAACACTTATTGCTCTACTAGGAGCAGTATTTCTTATGGCTCAGCAGTTTGGACTTGAAATTCCCCAAAATATCCAAGACGGTGTGAACACATTCGTATATATTTTGGTATTGCTTGGTGTAGTTACCGATCCAACGACTGCTGGTTTGATCGATAGCGAACGAGCGCTTGAGTATTATAAACCAAACGAAGACTAGGAGAAAATAATGAAGAAAAACGACTTATTCATCGACGTATCTAGTCATAATGGATACGATATTACAGGTATTTTAGCTGACATTGGTACACAGAATACCATTATCAAAATTTCTGAAAGTACAAGCTATATCAACCCTTGCCTATCTGCTCAAATTGAGCAATCCATTCCTGTTGGATTCTATCATTTTGCTTGGTTTGGTGGTGACATTGAAGAAGCCGAGCGTGAGGCACGTTATTTCCTTGATAATGTTCCTCAAAAAGTAAAATACTTGTGTCTTGACTACGAAGATCACGCTAGCGGAGATA